TGTCTGCGTTCCGCCCCACAAAAGAGCGAACCGCTTCCCGCTGCTTGGGCCAGTCCTTTTCACGCGCTTCGATGGTAATGCGCCCGGATGCGTCGGCCCAATTGACCCGGACGAATCCCTCTTTCAAGGCTTCAATCCGGTTCTGCTCGGTGTTCTCGTCCATCGGCAGACCATACTTGCTGCGAAGTTCGGGAGACTCGTTAATGAATTCGTGATGCCACTTGCCGCCCAATTGCACGGGTGTGCCGTCCGGCAGAATCCATGCTTTGCTGAATCCGGCCTGTGCAGGCTTCATCTTGAACTCTTTCTTCGCAGCCTTCTTCGGCTGTAGTTGGGTGCTCATATTACCCCCATCATCTGAAATTTCAGGAGCCGAGTCAAGAACTTTCTTTTGTAAATTAGTCTCAGAGGTATTTACATTTACTGGAAACTTAGGTTGATAACCGGGCTTCTCTTTACGGAGAGAGTATCCCGCAGAGCCTTCGCCTGTGGCGGCTTGCCATGCCTCATTGAAAAACTGCTGCTGTGCGGCGAGGATCATCCCTTCCTCGGGATTGGTCGAGATCAAGTCCAAGGCCCGCTTGCCGAACGACTCTGCCGCGATGTTCAAAAACTGAACGAACTCTTTGCTGGGGGCATTTAATCCAGTTTGATATGCTGCTTCCGTCAAACCATCTGGCGTCTCATGCGCCCACTTGTCGAATTCTTTGGGTGTCATCTTGGCGACCGACTTCACCAGTTCTTCCGCCTGCTTCGCCGTCTTGGGTGGCTGGAATCCAGCGGACAGCGTGAGAGTATTACCGCGAAACTCCGGCACCTCCGGGGCGATCTGAACCTCTTTGATGTTCTCCAGATTGAGCCGTTGGATTGCTTCCAGAAATTCCGGCATAGGCACGCCCTTGGCTTGCGCGGCGGCTTCAATCTGTTGACGCAGAGGATTGACCTCTTTGATCGGACGACCTTCAATTCCTTGACGTGCTGCTTCCGCGCCCTCGAACGATCCACGAGGAATAATCGGGATGGCAGTGCGGCCCGGCTTTGTGGCTTCGCTGACATCCTGACCGGCGATGTTAAGGGGCAGCTTGCCCTTCTGCACCCGGGCAGTATCCGGCAATCGGAAATTGAAAAGCATGTTGATCAGGTCCGCTTTAGTCTGATCGAGTGCGGCAGGCTGGCCCTTCTCCGGGGGAGCAGTCATGCCCGGCATCTTGGGGACCACCAGTGATTCGCCCGCGCCGGTGCGACCGCCCATTTGATTCTGGACGAACTTCTGCACGTCGCGGTAAAGTTCCTGCCATCCCTCCGAGGTGAACGAGCCCTTCTCAATCGGATACGGTGATGCTTCAGAAACGCCGAGTTCCTCCAGCTTCGCCGCTAACTTGTGCGCATTGGCGGCGAACACCTCGGGAGCCCAACCGAGCACCTGATACTTGTCGCCCTTCAACTTCAAAACCTTCTCCGGGAAAAAGGTCTTCTCCCACAGCGAGCGCGCCTCGGGCGGCATCGTGCGGAAGGTTTCGATCATTTGTCGTCGGACATCTCGGTTTGAAGTTGTAGCTGCTGCCGGTTCTTCCGGTGCTGAGAGATAATTGATTTTAACTCCTGCTCGCTGAGCGATAGCTTCCGCAATCGTCCCGAGTAGTTCTCGGGGCGAAGCTGTGCCACCTGCAATAGGTGTTGTAGGCGCTTCCGCAGCGATCTGTGCCGGGTTTTCTTCGGTGATGGGTTCTTTGACTTCGGGCTTGGGCTCATTGGGCTTGGGAGACGGAAGCAAGGGTTCACTGGGACCTTTCGGTTTAACGACGGGTAAAATCTCCGGTTTGGGTGAACCGGCTTTGGGTTGAACGAGGTGCGGAGCAAGCCGGACTGCCTCAGTCACTTTGAACTTAGGCGAGACCTGACCGATTTGAGACGTGACCTCCGGCGACAGTGGCTCACCACCAAGGGTGCTGACCAAGTTCGCCACAACGCGCGCGAGACGGCCCGGGAGCCCGGGATTCTGCAACGCGGCGCTGAGGTTCTTAAAGACCATGTCGAAATTCTCTGCCGCGAGTTCGCGAGCGAGATATGAATCCGCAATCGCGGTAGCTTCCTGCGGCGAGAGGATGTCGCGCCACACTTGCTGAGAAATCTGATTGGGATCAACGCCCTGATTCGCTTCCAGAGCGGCGTCCATCTTCTGGCCCAAGATTTCTTTCGTGCGAGCCTGCACGTATTCAGCCGTAGGTTCGGCACCGGTGATATTCCGATACTCATTGCCCACCGACATCGCGATCTTTTCCTTCGCGTAGTCCAAGCCGGTGCCGGTCGAGTCTAAAATGATCTCGCGCCAGTCTCCGCCCGGGGCGATACGATTGGCGTAACGCTGACCCTCTTGCTCCCACTGAGGACCATACTCTTGACGGACGATCTGATCGATGTGCTGATTCGCGTCCTCACCGAGCACATCCTGAATCGCATGAAAAGCTTCGTGGGGCGCGGCATCCACATTGCGGGCGATGATCACGCGCCGGGTGCCACCGTTCTTGCCGGGGATGTTCGCGGTGAAGAACCCTTCCTGTTGGGAAAGAGTTTTCGCTTGCGCATCGCTCACGCCGTTTTGCTTCAGAGTATTTTCCAGCGATGCAGAGTCCTTCGCGAGGAACACATCTGCGTCCGCATGCGAGCCCTTGAGGAATTGACGGATGGCGTTTAAACGAACCTTCACCGCTGGCGACGCGTCCTTCGTTGCAGCGATATGCATGTTCTCGAAGCTGGAATCAACCTGCCCGGAAGGCGGAACATACTTATCAACACCCCATTCGCGCGGTGCGACGATCTGACCGCTCATGATGCGCCCGCCCGCCCGCTTGGCTGCGTTCATGCCGCCGAAAAAAGCGCCAATACCCACCGATTGGGTGTCGTGCGGGGATTCAGAGGTCAACGCGGCTGTGCCGATGTCGAACGCGAGGCCCTTGCCGATCTCAGCGGCAGTGCTGGGCACGGAACTGGCCACGTCCTTCGCAAGCTGCGCTGTGGCCGACGTAACGGGAGTTTCTCCAGCCACTTCTTTACCTGCGGCTTTGATACCTTCACCGATCTTGGAAACTTTGCTTCCCAACTTCGCCGCGATCTCGCCGCCCTTCAAACCTGCGAGGGCTGCGATGGGTCCGCCCGTCATCGCACCCTTAACAAACCCAGCAGTGGGTCCAGCGACCTTAACAGCGCGTCCCCCGAGGTCCACAAGATTTCCAGTAGCCTGAATCGCTTTACCAGCCGCTTCTTCAGCCGTGGGCAGCTTCGCAGCAGTCGCTTGAACTGCTTTCGTGACGCCTGCGGGCAACGCAGCACGAACTTCCTGAGCAGCGCGGCCAACAGCCTTACCTGCGCCACCAAAAGCGCGGCCATATGTATAAAAAGAAACGGGATCACCCGCTGCAAGGGCCTGAACTTCCTCGGGGCGGATCGGTTTGCCTGCGGCTTCGAGTTCCTCGCGCACATTGACACCAATTGGTGTCAAAAATGCGCCTTTGCCTTTCGTGATGTCCTCGGCGATATCGCCGACACCGACATCAGACCATAAATTACTTACTTTTTGCTCCGGCGTGAGATTTTCCTCGACCCCGCTATACGCGAGCGCCGATTTCTTCACAGTGTTGAGGGCTTTCTTTCCAAGTTGAGCGACCCCAAACATGCCGGACTCAGTTCCCGCGACGTTTTCCATCACCCGGCGCTGTCCTTCCTGCGCGAGTTCCGTATGGAAGCCCGGGTTCCTCGCATCGCCGGTAATTTCACCAATCGCGCCCGCGACGGGAACGCCGATCAGCGCGTTAGCATAGTTCCACGCCTGTTTCCCGAAGCCCTTCGCGATGCCGAAGGCAGTGTGCGCCATTTTACCGGGGCCGGGGATATCTGAAAGTTGAAAACCGCGCTGCTTGATGCGCTCATGCACGTCAGCGACCTTGCTGACGAGATTCTGATCCCCCCACAAGTCCTTGTTACGGCGAAACTCGTTGACGAGATCGAATTCCTTGTCCTGAGTCGCAAGAGAAAACAAATCGTCCGCCGAAAGGTCCCGGAGCGGGTTGATCGAGGCAGGCTGCTGTTGAGCAGCCGCTTCATACGCCGAGATTTCCTCGGGCGTTAGCTGGAGCGGTTCGGACATAATTACTGAGCAGGGTAGAATTGACCGTCCGGGCCGCGCCGCACTGGGCCACGACCGGGTAAATTGATGACAGGACCCATCTGGCCTTGCGGAGCCGCAGGAGCAGCCGCAGGGGCCGCACCACCGGGCTTAACCGCTGCGTTCGCTTGATCGAAAATGGATGCGCCTTTGGGAGACACGCCGCGCAACACCTGACTGTTGAGGTCCAGCATTTTGTCCCACTGATCAAGATAGCTGTTCCACGTAGGCTCGTCTGATGTAAGGCCCGGGAACGATTGCTGCAAAAAGCGAACGTCCTTGTCGGACAGATTGCCTTTCATGGCCTGCGCGCCTTCGAGCACTTTCTTGTTGATGAGTTGCACCAGCTTTTGCTGAGAGTTATATTCCGTTTCACGAATACCGAGAGCCGCCCCAACCTGATTCAACGTCTGAACCACCGAACTACCCGCGCCGGGTCCGACGATGTTAGCTTGCATCAAAAGTTTCTTCGCTTCCGAAACGTTCTGCTTCAGTTGATCGTTCACCGCGAGGTTGCTCGCGACGCCCGCAGCTTCTTTGCGCTGATTTTCTTCCTCCGTGAGGTTCGCACCGAGACTGATGCCAACGCCGGGAATCTTCGTGCCTACGGGTTGCACCGCAGTAGTGGATCGCGCTGGTTGAACAGAAGGCATCGCCGGAGCCTGAGCAGCCGCTTTCGGCTGGATGGCAGTCGGTAACAACTTCGAAAGCTGTTGATCACGGGCAATCGCCTCTTGCTGCGTGCTCGCGGGTCCAGAAAAATTGGGCGTCACCGCTGGCACAGCCGATTGAGCGGTAGGAGCGGCTTGCTGAACCGGGGCGGCCTGCACCGCACCGGGCTGAACACCGGAGAACGGAGTCATCACGCGCGTGTGAAGTTCATTTTCCAACTCGGGAGAGATCAACTCGCCGGACTTGTTGAACTTGAGCAGAACCTTCTGGCCATTTTTAAGTCCCTCTTTCCACTCCACGGGAGTGAGACGATCAACGGCGGTCTGCTTCTGGATTTTCCAGTTGTAAAGTTGCGAGCCGAGTTCGGCCATCTTCGCGTAGTCGGGTTTTCCGGTGCTCGTGACCGGAGCCGGGATGCCCGCCTCAGGGGCGAACTGTTGAAAATACTGAATCGCGGGTCCATACTTGATCTGTGCCTCTTTGGCTTCGATGTCGGAGCCCGCCAGATGCGTCGCGCCCGCGCGCACAGCTTGCGCCTCGGGAGACTGCCCTTCCTTCGCGATCATCGCGGCCAGCTTTTGCTGCTCCGTAATCGCGGGGTTAGCGGCAATACGGCCCTTGATATCCTCCGCCGTGATGAATCCTTGCCGCACAGCGTTTGAAAGCTGCTCAACGGCAAGGGGCGTGATCACATGGTCCGGTTTCGCCACGATGGACGACGGATCAATGCGACCGATTGATTGCTGAGGTGCTGATTCGAGACCCATAAAATTATAGTCCCCACGTTCCGGGCATGGCGGGACCGGTCCAACCGCTGCGCTTCGGCACAGAGTAGTTAGATTGGGGCATCGTCAACCAGTTAAGGTCTTGACCGCTCTGAAGAACCTTCAGGCGATCATTATACCGCTGCGTGAGAATGTTTCCGACACTGCCGGTCGTGTATTTCGCTGCGTCTTTCAGTTGGCTTTTCAGATAGTCCTGTGCAGCCATATTAACTTCGCGGTTACGAGCCGCTTCATTATCGCGTGCCACCTGCATCGCTTGCTGTTGCGCGAGCACCGTTTGCGCCTTGACCAAATCCGGGTCCTGCTTCTGGCCACCGATCAAATCCTGAAGCATCGAAAGTAAATCCTGTTGCGGATTCGTAGACTGATTCTGACCATTCAAAAATGACGGAGCGTTTGTGGGCGCGGGTGTAACGTTGTCCACCGGATGCGTCGTCCCCGGAACGACATTGTCACGACGAACATTTGCGCCGGTTCCGTTGGTAGCCGCTGGGACGATGGCATTCGTCAAAGCTTGACGAGTGACACCACCAGACGCCGCAAGTTTTTGCTCCGGTGTCATGGCCTGATTCACAGCATTGCGAATCATGGTCTTGGGTAGTAAGGTTGATGCAGTCCAGCCCATAGGTTATACCGGGTTACGAAAATAATATTCGTCGTCGCTCATGGTCTTTGGCTTGTTCAGGATCGCATTCAAAAGTGACCCGGCCCCACTGGCCGCGCCACCGATCATGTTCCCGACAGCGTTGGCCTGACCAATTGTTCCGCGAGAGGCAACGTCCGCCGCGCTCTGCGCGAGTTGATTCGTCGCGCCCACGCGCGCGAGCCAAAGATTCGCGATGTCCGTGCCGCCGAGACCCGCTTCGGGCACCATCTGATTCGATTGACTGAGCACGCTCTGCGCCGCGCCGAGTTTAGCAACCGACTTGTTTACGAGATTCGGAAAAAGCTGGCCGAGAACCGCTTGACGTTTCACGTCCATGTCCTGCGCCGCTTCCGCAAGCTTCGTGGCGCGCGCCTGACGGTCGGCCTTGAGTTGAATCGCAGCCGTGCCGATGATCTGACGTAAAATGTTTCCACCAAAACCTTTGGTAGTAGCGGACCCGCTCATCTGCCCGGTCTGTTCCAAACCCGCATTGACTAGTTCGGCCTGCACATCCGGGGGGATGCTCGCACCCGCGTTAATCTCGCTGAGTGCCGCATCAATCAGTTTCGCTTTGACATCATTGAGCCCCGGAGTCCCAGCAATGGCCTCATCAGCCGCGACACCGGCAACCTTGTCAGCATCATCGCCGGTTAGACCTGCGAGACGATCAGAAATTTGCTTCTGAGAATTGTAACGTTGGTTCAGTAGCTCCGGGTCAATGATGCCCTGAAGACGAAGACGATCCTGCGCGCGCTGCTCGTCGGCGATGCGCGCCTTGTTGTTGATTTTGCTCGGGTTGAGTTGATCGAAAACAAACTGGCGCTGTTTCTCAATCACCTCGATTTGTTTTTCTGTGGCGTCCTCGATAGCATTGGCTTGCATGTAGCCGCCAACGATGCTACCAACCGCGCCGAAAAGTGAGTCCCACATAAATTAGTCTTTCTGCAAACACCAGAGAGCGATGGTCGCGGGGAACGAGGTGCTTCCACCACCATCCGCGATGTCCAAACTCGTGCTCTCGCCGTAAGTTTCGAACGCAGCACGCGTCGCGAGCCCGGCAGCAACCGTCAACTCCGTTTCGGGAGTGGCCCCTGCATCTTTTGTCGCTTGCGAAATCCATCGACCGCGCACGCTCTGACTGCCTTCGCCGAAAACAGACCAGCCGGGATTCCGAGTGAGTGCTTCCGTCAAGACGGTGAACGCGACAAACTTGATGTCACCCGGGACACCCGCCATTGTGCGCCACGCATTGCGCTCCCACCAAATCAAACACGCGATGTCCGTGTCATAATACTGCTGATACTCCACCGGCGCATTCGGACGATTCGCAGTCGGGCCGGACAATACGATCCCGGAAAAAGGCACCCACGCAGCACCGTTGTAAACGTGCCAGCTAATCGGATTACCAATGCTCGGGTCATCCTCAGTCGCGTCCTTATCGGTCTTTAGCCACACCGGAGGGTCGGTTTCGGACGGCGCATTCTTTCCAGTCTGAAACCAGCGGGTCTCGGAGTCGGAAATATCCTGCGGCACATACCGCTTCAACTCGTCATCGAAGACATACCACTTGCTGCCGTCTTTCAGCCACGGACCAACATCAGATGTCGGTTCCGTGTCGCCGATGAAGATGAAGTTTGACCCGCTCGGGGACACGATTTTCATCCGTTTGACGATCTCTTGGGCGAGATCGTTGGGCTTTCCTCGGAAAGTCACCGGGATTTGAGCCACTGAGATAATCAGGTTCGTGTCATTCATGCGTAGTCACTAAAAGGTGGGTTTTTTGCCGCATAATCGCAACGTTTAATACGCCTCAACTTCCACGCAATCGGGGCCGGGCGAGCAGCCTGAAACCTTGAAATATTTACCTACTGGGCCCTCACCTTTG